GAGGCAGACAATACCACTAACGACGTGCAACTGTCCTTGAGGACTGCTGTAGAGGAGTTTCATGGTAACTGTCGTTTCATCTTTACCTGCAACTTCATTAACAAGATTATTGAACCACTGCATTCACGTTGCACAGTTGTTGATTTCAGGATCAAACCTGAGCAAGCAGTAGGATTGCAGGGTCAGTTCTTCACTCGCTTGAAAACTATCCTCGATCATGAGCAGATCAAGTATGAAGATAAAGTTCTCGCTAAACTTACTAAACGTTATTATCCCGATTGGCGTCGCCTTATTAATGAGTGCCAGAGGTATTCCGCTACTGGAAGTATTACTTCTGCTATTCTCGTGGATGTCGCTGATGTTAATCTTGACACTCTTCTGAGTTCTCTCAAGAAGAAGGAGTTTACTAACGTCAAGAACTGGGTCGTCCAGAACATGGACAATGATCCTACTATGGTCATGCGTAAAGTGTATGACAGTCTCTATGGTGTATTGAAACCTGCTTCTATTCCTGAAGCAGTTCTAGTCATTGCCAAATACATGAACAGTATTCCTATTGTTCCTGATCAAGAGATCAATCTTTTGGCATGTCTTACTGAAATCATGATGAGTTGTGAATTCAAATGAAGAAACAAAAACGAACACAAAACAAAGAAAACTATTATTACCTGTTCTGGATCGTAGCTATGGTTGCGTTCATTGTTCCACAGGTATATACGGCAGTCGCATATACTAGACTTGCTGACATCCTTGAGGATCCTATTGAAGTTAGGGTGGTAGAACAATGAGTCTACTAAAATTCCTCGAAAAGGATGCCAAAACATTACAACTGGAGGAAATGCATGAGCGTCTTAAAGACGAACCTAAACGACAATGGGAATACATCCAGAGTCAAAACAACACCAGAAAACGTAGAAGAAGCAAATGAAGCATTGTTTCGTGCTACAATGAATCTACCTACTGCTGCTGCCCATTGTGGTATGACGCACAAAGAAATGAAGTTAACCTTTTGGGAATACCTTAAATACCATGCCCCAGACTATGAAATCCCTGAAGACACCACTCCGCTATCCAGGCGGTAAGAGTCGTGCTCTAAGTAAACTGTTCCAGTATATTCCTGATCTTAAAGATTACAAGGAATACAGGGAACCTTTTCTTGGTGGTGGTTCTGTAGCAATTGAAATTACCAAACGATATCCTGGTTTGGATATTTGGGTCAACGATCTTTACGAACCCCTTTATAACTTCTGGCGAGAACTGCAAGATCACGGCAATGAAATTACGGACATACTCCTCCAACTTAAACAAAGGCACTGTGACCATACTTCCGCAAAGAAACTCTTTCTGGAATCTAAAGAATACCTCTCTGGATCTCAGACTACCGTCCAATTCCCTCCGTACACTGAGGACATTTGGCGTGCGGTTTCTTTCTACGTTGTTAACAAGTGTAGTTTTTCTGGTCTTACTGAGTCTTCGTCTTTCTCCAAACAAGCAAGTGATCAAAACTTCTCCCTCGCAGGAATCGAACGATTACGTGACTATCAAAAACTGATTGGCAATTGGAAAATTACTAACCTGTCTTATGAACAACTCCTTAGCGATTGCAAGCAGACATTCACTTACCTCGACCCCCCATACGAAATTGGATCTAATCTATATGGGAAACGGGGGAATATGCATAGCGGGTTCAACCATGACCATTTTGCTATCAAGTGTGATCGGTTTGTTGGTCCTCAACTTATATCTTATAACTCGTCTCAACTCATTCGTGAGAGGTTTGAAGGGTGGACAGCAGCAGAATTTGCACACACCTACACAATGCGATCCGTAGGAAGTTATAATACGGATCAAGCATCCCGAAAGGAACTAGTCCTTAGCAACTATGAAATGTGAAGTAGAACTCTATAAAGCAGGCACAGTCTTCAAAGAGACTGTAATTGCTCGCAACTATAATGACGCTCGTCAAGTTGCTCTTGCTCGTAACCCAGGAGCAAAAGTTGTCCATGTTAATGCCGTGTTCAAGTAATGTGGCGAATATGGGCAAAAGCATTGGGTGAAAAGTATGGACGAAATGACCGAGAAGCAGATCTTATTGCTTGCATACGCACCCTTATTTTTGTTAGTTACTTGGTCACTAACGCTTTTATTATATCTGGAGTAATTAGACACTGGAATGACGTACCAACTGAAAGACTACCTTTACAGCATCAATCAATCTAAAAAGAATATTCTTGATGGTGACGCTGATGCTGAGCGAGGTTATCCTCCTTACATTATTAACAGGTGCCTCTCTTCTTTTACGGATACTATCTTGTATGCCAATGAGATGAACAAGTATCCTAATCTTCCTAAGAAGATGCAATATGACTTTTTTATAAATAGTGTGAAACCCAGGAAGCGTTTCTCTCCTTGGGCACGAAAAGATTCTATTGATTATCTTGATATGGTCAAAGAGTATTATGGTTATAATGACGATAAAGCTCTGCAGGCGCTCAGGATTCTTACCAAGGATCAACTAGATACTATTAAGAAAGCATTGAGCAAAGGTGGTAAACATGAGCGGTGAAATTGAGATCCAGTGGCGACAGACTGACATGGTTGAAGTCGTCCTGAGTGAACCAGATGATTTCCTCAAGGTGAGAGAAACACTGACTAGGATTGGTGTAGCATCACGTAAAGAAAAGAAGATCTATCAGTCCTGTCACATCCTTCATAAGCAAGGAAGATATTTTATTGTACACTTCAAAGAATTGTTCGCTCTTGATGGCAAGAAGACGAACCTCTCTATCAATGATGTACAACGTCGTAATCGTATCGTACAACTTTTAGTTGACTGGGGACTGGTAAGTATTTCCACAGAGAGTCAAGAAAAGATTGCTGATTTAGCTCCGTTAAATCAAATCAAAGTTCTCTCATTTAAAGAGAAGGGCGAGTGGACGCTAGAAAGTAAATATAATATTGGTCGTAAGAAGCAAGAAGGCGAATAAACCGTAATCATAGTGGGGGTTCTTACGACTCCCACTTTTTTTAGTATGACGTTAAATATTAATGTGAGAGTCAGGGGGGCGGTAACCCGTCCCACTCTTACGCCAGGATGCCTTCGGGGTCCTACAGTAAACGTCGCTTTTATAGGACAATGGTAAACTACACATGGCAACAACTATCACCTTTTTCTCTTGGGTTCGATGAAACATTCAACAGACTTGAAGCTCTTGCAGGAGCAGGAACAAATTACCCTCCTTACAATGTCGTTAATGGATCTGGTGGTCGAACAATACTGGAAGTCGCTCTTGCAGGATTTTCAAGGGGAGATCTGGAAGTCGAGACCGAACGAAATGTTCTAACAGTCTCTGCTCGCAAAGCACCAGCAGACAAAGAAAGAGAATACGCACACAAAGGAATTTCATATAGAACATTCTCACGCAACTGGCAAATGGCAGATGATGTGGAAGTAGAAACAGTTGACTTTACAGATGGACTACTTACAATTACATTGAAGAAAGAGCTACCAGAAAAACAGAAGCGTAAGAAGCACTTCTAAATACAGTATATCGTCGCCGCATAGGGAGCACCTGGCAAAACCCAGGTTGACTCCCTTCTTTTTTGGTGATATAATAAAATTAAACTCGAATAACTATGGCAGTATCTATCGTTACTTTAAAAACGGGAGATAGAATCATTACTGAGTTGAAAGAAATCTTTGATGAAGAAGGCGAAGACCGTAAAGGTATCTGTCTTCTCATGGAAGAACCTTACATCTTAAACCTTGATGATGGCACTCCCCAATATCTTACTGAACAGCATGGTATGGAATACCAAGTCAGGTTTAGTAAATGGAATCCTTACACTCCAGATTGGCAATTCAAAATTCCATATGATAGTGTAATGACCATCAGCACTCCTGAACCAGGATTGCAAAACGCATACGAACAAAAAATCCAAGAGAAAAAGGAATTAGAAAATGACAGAAGCATTGAGAACTAATCACAATATTCGTATTGTCAACCTTGCTACTGGAGATAATGTTCTCTGTATCTTTGGTGAAGTTCGTAATGAAGATGACAACAATAGAGTTGTTGGATATCGTATGCTGTATCCATACAAACTAGAACTTGGAACTGAAAACCAGGATGGAACCATCCCTATTCAGTATTCTCGCTGGTGTCCTTTTTCTCCTGTAGAAGAACATCGTCTTGGCGGTGAGCATATTATTAGTGTTGTCTTCCCTGATAACAATATTGTTGACAATTTTGCGACTAGACTTCGTGAGATTGGTTTGACTGATGAACAAATTTTCTTCCCTGAGGAGGCACCAAGTGGAACTGAAAGCGAACCTGCTGAAGCTAGCGAATGAATGGATCATCGCCCAAGTAGAA